GAATGTAGTAACTGTAGGTGATTATTATAAGATGAAAACTCAAGGTAAGATTTCAGATTCTATACAAGAGTGTGTAGAAAATGAAATAGAGTGGGCATCAAAAAGATACTTTAATGATTTAAAAAGAAATGCAAGAGGTGACTTTTATTATGGCCAATACTGATGGAGTAGGACCAGGTGGAAAAGGTCATCGACAAAGACCAACAGATAAAAAGAAGTTTGATGAAAACTTTGATCGTATCTTTGGCAAGAAAGAAAAGAAATGAGAGTGTTGATTGCTTGTGAATTTAGTGGTGTAGTGAGAGAAGCATTTGCGGCTTGTGGTCATGATGCTTGGTCATGTGACTTAGAACCCACTGACATTCCTGGTCAGCATTATCAAGGTGATGTGATGGATATAATTAATGATAGTTGGGATTTAATGATTGCACATCCTCCATGTACATACTTATCTAATGCGGGAGCTAGATTCTTATATCCTAATAAACAATTAAATGAAGACAGGTTAAAGTTAGGAATGGAAGCAAAAGAATTCTTTATGAAGTTATATAATGCAGACATAGAAAAAATTGTAGTTGAAAATCCAATACCATCTAAAATATATGGACTACCTAAATACACACAAACAATACAACCTTATGAATATGGGCATCCGTTTCAAAAGAAAACTTGTTTATGGTTAAAAGGATTGCCAGAATTGAAACCAACGAATATTGTAACTGATAGACAAAGCACTAAAGTGCCTGGTAATTGGTTTAATAAAGGTGGTAAAGATAGGCAAAAGAATCGTGCTAAAACATTTGAAGGTATAGCAGATGCTATGGCAGAACAATGGGGATGACATTACGTGAATTCTATAAACTCGTGTGTAACGAGTTCAACGATGGTAAACCGTTGGAATACAAGTTTACTGATCCAAGTGGCTATTGGAAAATGACTAAGGGTTTTACCGGGCATGGCTTGAAGGAGATAGGGGCCAACCAGTATTTAAAGATGGTCGAGCTGTGTAAGCGTGATGTAGCTAAAGAACATGAGAATGATATACGGAGTCGTGGACGTCCGACGAAAAAAGTCCACAATAAATACATAGGAGATCTATATGAAGGACATTGATCAAAACTTATGGGCTATGGTGATTGTTGTATTTGCTGTTGCTGGAATTATTGCAACGATTGGAAGTTACAATAGAGAAAGATTGTCTGAGACTCAAGAAATACAGATAGAACAAATCTACATCGAAGAAGCTAATATTGATTTTGAGCCAGAAGAATTACCGGAGATCTTACCTCCACTATTTAAAGACGAATTACCACCATTACAAGGAGAAGTTTAATGAGTGATTTAAAACCATTTCTTGTACGCCTTACCCCACAAAGTGTGGAGTTGCTTTCACAAGCATCGAAGCGTGAAGAAAAGACTAAAGCAAGTTTAATTAATGAAGCCATCAAAGCTTATTTATCTAAAGACTTAAATGCAAGGTTAAACAAGTTATGAAACCTACAGTTAGATATGAATTACCTTACCCACCTAGTGTCAATAATTATTGGCATGCATCGGGAAAGCGAAGGTATATCTCTCCTGCTGGAAAAAAATTTACCGAAGAGGTGGCAGTTAATGTTTATGAGCAAGGCTACAAACGATTCGGTGATAAAAGTTTAGGTATTAGTGTGATGATACATCCAAGGTCTAAAAGAATATTTGATCTTGACAATACCTTAAAAGCAATATTAGATGCATTGATGAAGGCTAACGTGTATGATGATGATAGTCAATTTGAATACATTGAGATTGCTAGAGGTGAAGCAAGGGATGGTGGCGCAGCTGTCGTCCATATTTATGAACTAGAAAAAGAGGAATTATAATGGCACAAGATAATGGGTATCAACCAAAACCAGGTACAGGTTCAGTATTTAAAAATGATCGTAAAGAACAAGATTGGCATGCGGATTGGCGTGGTAAGATCTTAATGCCTGACGGCACAGAGCATTACTTAGATGTATATGACAACGTGAGTAAAGGCGGCGTTGAATACAAAAGTGTGCGAATTGGTAATCCTGTGGCGAACCAAGGTGGGCAAGCACCAGTACAGAATACGCAGTCAACGAGTCAGGCTGTGTCCTCAGATCAGTTAAATGAACTTGAAGACGACTTACCTTTCTAATGACTGAAAAAAAAGTTAAAAACAAAAGTAAACCGATTCCAAGTCTAGCTGGGTATGGTGGTGTACGAACTCTACAAAAGAACTTAGAGCGGTCGACAACATTAGCTGCAAACCGAGAGGCTGTTTCTTACAGCCTTCTCAGTATTGCGAATACAAAACCAACAGATATTATGGAGTGGGATAGTGAAGGTAACATTAAGGTCAAGGCAAGTAAGGATATTCCTGAGCATGCATTACAAGCTATCAAGAGCATTAAGACTGTTACCAAGACCGATAAGGAAGGTAATAGTTATACAACTATTGATATTGAGCTTTGGGATAAAGTGGGTGTTCTAAGAATCCTTGCAAAAGCATCAGGACTATTAGATAATCCAGAAGAATCAGATAAACCATCTGTGATTGGTATTAACGTCAAAGCACCGGAGACAACAACGTATTATGAAGAACCTGAACAGTCCATCGAGATTGAAAGCGATGAAGGCCTTGGAGGAGTTCAAGGAGAAGAGGAAGAACATGAGTCATAAGGATTGGATAAAAAAAGTATTAGACAAGCCTGAAGCACATTTTGAAATCGTGGTAAGATTTGCACAAGAAGCACAAAATAGATTAGGAAATAAAGATGAGTGATCCAAAAGACATCCAAGTTGGTGGCGACCATTACAAGCGACATACCATTCAACCTATAGATGTAATGCAAGAGTATTTATCAGATGAGGCCTATGAAGGGTTCTTATATGGTAATATAATAAAGTACGCACTAAGATGGAAAAACAAAAACGGTGTTGAGGATTTGAAGAAGTTACAACACTATGTCGCCTTTTTAGTAAAACAACTGGAGACTAAAGATGGAACTAAAAGCGGAGATTGAGCAATTGCGTGATGAGTTTGCCATGGCGCATATGAACAATAATAGAGTCATGAAGATTATTGATGCACTATGGAAAGAAAACCTAGATCTGAAAGCTAAGATGATGATGAAGTTTAAAGACATAGACGATGAGCAATAAAAAAGAACGTAGTAAAAGAGCAATTGCTGGACCAGGGATTGATCTTGACTTCAGTGGCGCATTAACAACCTACGGCTTTCTCCAAAGCAATGCATTTGTTCGCGGACTGATGGGGCCAGTAGGATCGGGTAAATCCTACGCATGCGCTGCTGAAATCATGATGAGGGCAGTCAGGCAAAAACCTTCACCTGTTGACGGCATTCGTTATACACGATTTGTCATTGTGCGTAACTCTTACCCAGAATTAAAAACAACAACGATTAAAACATGGCAGGAACTCTTTCCTGAAAACACTTTTGGTCCGATGTTATATACTCCTCCGATTACACATCACATACGCCTACCCTCCCGAGGTGATGCTGCTGGTATCGATTGCGAAGTTATCTTCTTAGCATTGGACCAACCCAAAGACGTCAGAAAACTGTTGTCTTTAGAACTCACAGGAGCGTGGGTCAATGAAGCAAGAGAATTACCTAAGGCTGTTATCGATGGTCTTACTCATCGTGTGGGTCGGTATCCAACAAAAAAAGATGGTGGACCTACGTGGCATGGAGTATGGATGGACACCAACCCGATGGATGATGATCATTGGTGGTTCAGATTATCAGAAAAAGATCAAATTAAAGGTAAGTATGGATGGGACTTCTTCAAACAACCAGGCGGTGTTATCGAAGTAGAACCAGAAGCTTTACCTGACAACCCAGAAGCTAACGATCATATCTTTGCAGGCGGTCGTTGGTGGACCATTAATCCTAAAGCAGAGAACGTAAATAACTTACCAGGTGGATATTACAATCAGATGTTAGGTGGTAAAAATCTAGACTGGATCAGATGTTATGCAGAAGGTAAATACACATACGTTCAAGAAGGACGACCAGTATGGCCAGAATATGATGACAGCTTAATGAGTTCATCAGAAGTGGAATACGATCCAACGCAACCATTGCAGATAGGATTAGACTTCGGTTTAACACCGGCAGCCGCAATCGGGCAACGATTAGCTAATGGCCGTTGGATTATTCTACATGAGATTGTTACAGAAGATATGGGGCTTGAAAGATTTGGTCAACAGCTACTTGCTGAGATCAATGCACGTTACCCTAAAGCACAAATCAATGTATGGGGAGATCCGGCTGGTATGCAACGTGATGCCATCTATGAAGTCACTGCATTTGATTACTTACGTACCTTAGGATTACGCGCACAACCGACAGCATCAAACAACTTTAAAGTCAGACGTGAAGGTGCAGCCGCACCCATGCAAAGATTAATTGCTGGTAAACCAGGATTGATTGTACATACCTCTTGTAAAAAAATACGTAAATCATTAGCTGGTGGTTATCATTTTAAACGAATTGCCGTAGGCGCAGGTCAAGAACGATTTAAAGATGCACCGAATAAAAATGAACACTCACACATTGGTGATGCATTTGGTTACCTACTGCTCGGGGGTGGTGAACATAAGCGTATGACTAAATCTCCATTACAACAAAATACACTGATTGCTCAAACGATGGCTCGATCAGACTTTGATGTATTCGATTGATCCAAACGACATCAGGAAATACTTTCCTAAATTACACAACGGAGGCTACGTACCATTTCAACCTAGTCATCTTATTAACTTCAAAGGATATGATAACTATGGGACTACGTCAACTGCGAATCAGGACAGAGAACGGAATATTATCCATCAGTCTACATGCGGTCCTGCTATTACTGCGTACATTAACAATCGTGTTGTTGCTATTTTTGGGTGCGTTATCATTTGGAATGGCCTTGGCGAGGCGTGGTCTTTATTTGATCAGCAAGCTAGACGATACCCAATAGCTATGACTAAGGGTGCTAATGCATTCTTTGATATCTGCGAGATATTATTTACTTTACATCGTATACAAATTACGGTAAGATCCAATGATCAACGTGCTGTTTCATGGGCAAAGTTCTTGCATTTTAAACAAGAAGGATTGTTGACCGAATACAGTTCAGATAAACAAGATTATTATATAATGAGGAGAGCCTAATGGGTGGTGTATTCGGTGGCGGTAAGCCAGACACATCAGCAGCAGAAGCACAATTAGCTGCACAACGCGAAGAAACAGCAAGAGCAAGAAAAGCAGCTGAAGGAGAAAAAAGAGATCTACAAGAAGAAATGGCAGCGAAGCAACGTGCAAGACGTGGCGGTGGCAAGCGTATGTTATTATCTGATACACGATTAACTCCTGAATTGGGTATTGACGAAGAAAATACATTAGGAACCAGTAAGTAATGGCAGCCCTTGACTTTGGTATGGCATTAGCAAGAGGTATGCTTCCTAAAGCTGCAAATGCACAGAAAGATTTAATTGATCTCGCTGGTGGCCGTAATATCTTTAAATCTGAAGACTGGTGGAATAAAGCCGTTGATACACAAATATCAGAAGGCATGCGAAAGCAAGAAACAGGTTTAGAGTATATGACCCAATCTGGTCAGTGGCAGTCTGGAGTGCGTAGTTTGCAGAAAGCAGTTGCACATACTATTGGTAGTTTTGATAGGGTAAGTTACAGTGCGCCAGAAAATGCTTTGATTAAAGGATACACGCCATTTGTAGGTGGATTATATGGGCAAGCTAGTCGACCTATATATCAAACTAGATCAGCTCAATTGTTTACTGGTGAGGATCGTCAAGACTTTACCGCAGGTGAATTAAAAGCTATTGAAGCTTCAGCAAAGCGTGGAGCTGAAGAAGCTAAGCGTGAAACTGCTGCATCAAAAGCAGGACGTAAAAGATTAGCGCGAGGCACTGGTGGTTTAGTCGGTAAAGCAGTTGGACCAGACACAACCGGATTGCCATCATTAGGCTCAGGAGGTTTGGGTTTAACAGCGTCACTTCTTGGAACAGAAACTAAATTATGATTGAATGGCATGAAATATATTTTGCTCCTATTAATCTTTATAACGCACCTAGGATGGGCTATGAGTCTTAAATCATTACGTAAAGAATTATTAACTGACGAAACATCAGTGGCTGCACTAGATAAAATGATTGCTAAAAAGCAACCTGAGTATGGTGATGCTGTGACTCGTGAAGCTATTGTAGATAAAATCTTACTGCCTATTGCAGCAGTAGAAACAGGAAATCGTTATGATCCTAAGACGGTACAGTATGTTGAGGACAAAGTCACAGGTGAGGTAACCCCAACTGGAAAAGGCAAGGGATTGTTTCAATTTGAACCTGAGTCTATGAAGACTGCTTTAATCAGAGCATCTCGTTATACACAAGATAAATTTGTAACAAAACATATTCAGAATAAAGATTTTGATGCGACTAAGCTTAGCTCAGGCGAGCAGGCAGCAATGTTAGTCTATGACTTAATGGAAAAGAAAGGTGCTGACATAGGGTTAGTTTTAACTAATCAAGCTCCGATCTCTACATTCTGGGAGAAGTTTCATTGGGCAGGCCATAAGAAATCTAGCACATTAGGTGTGATGAAGAAGCGTCTGAACTTTCAATTGAAAAACTATAAATACAATAAAGAACTAGAAGATATTAAGAAAGGCAAGTAATGGCTAATAAAGGGTTGTATGACAACATGAACAAGCGTAAAAAAGAAGGCACCAGCCGTTCAAAAGAAGATTCAACTATTTCACCTAAAGCTTACAAGAATATGTTAGCTGGTTTTAAGAAGAAGAAGTAATATGTGGTCACATCATTTTTACTGGGGATTTAATATTGGATTTGAGATCTACGAAGGCGAAGTGGATGGTGCGCCAGTAGATTACTTTCTAGTTAACATTGGTCCGCTTAGAATACAGAAAGCAGAGTGGGCTTAGTGGATTCGTATAGGGGCGCGTACTCAACAAGAAATGTTGAACAGGTTCGCTTAATTGAAGGTCAGGCTTTTTCTACTGGATACGTATATGACTTTGATACTCCATTAGTAGCTGGTAGTAGCATTGATATAGCAATTGCTTTTCCTCAAGGATTAAATCCAACATTTAGCATCTCTGGACTTTGTGCTGGTAATGCGGTGGGTTATTTATATGAGAATGCTATCGTCAGTGGTGGAACATCATTACCCATTATTAATCGCAATAGAGCAAGTACGATTGCGAGTAAAGGCGTAGCAATTGTTAACCCTACTGTGACATCAACAGGCACAACAATATTACAAGAAATATTAACAGGCGGTGTAGGTAAGAAAGGTGGCGGTGGAGAAGTTGGTGGTAACAATATTATACTTAAAGCATTAACGACTTACTTGTTTAGATTAACCAATGCAGATCAGAATAACAATGCTCAGGCTGCTGAAATTATATTAAGTTGGACTGAATAAAGGAAAAATAGATTATGATGAGATTAACAGCAGAAGATGTATTAAAGCGACACGATAAAGCTTTAATTAAAAAAGAAGACTTTAGAAGTCTTTACGAAGAAGCTTACGAGTTTGCTTTACCTCAGCGTAATCTTTATGATGGACATTACGATGGCGGTGTAGGTGGTACCAAGAAGATGAATCGTGTATTTGATTCTACTGCTATTAATTCTACACAAAGATTTGCTAACCGCATGCAATCTGGTATCTTCCCTCCACAACGCAAATGGTGTAGATTAGAACCCGGATCAGACATTCCTGAAGATCGTAAAGCAGAAGCACAAGGTGCATTAGATATGTACAATGAGAAGTTGTTTGATACATTAAAGCAATCTAACTTTGATATTGCGATTGGTGAATTCTTACTTGACTTATCTGTAGGTACAGCTGTCATGATGGTGCAACCTGGTGATGACATTAATCCTATTAACTTTATCCCAGTACCACAGTTCTTAGTATCTATCGAAGAAGGTGCTAATGGTCAGATAGATAATGTGTATAGACGTATGAGAATCAAAGGCGAATCTATACAGCGTCAATGGCCTGAAGCTAAAATACCACAAGACTTACAAACTAAGATTGATAACAAACCTACTGAAGACATTGAGTTAATTGAAGCTACTATTCTAGATCAGAAACGTGGTGATTATTGTTATCATGTTATTCATAAAGAATCTAAAACAGAATTAGTATATAAGCGTATGAAGTACAGTCCTTGGATTGTATCACGTTACGCTAAAGTAGCCGGTGAAGTGTATGGACGTGGACCATTAATCACTGCCTTACCTGATATTAAAACATTAAATAAAGTCAAAGAGCTAATCTTAAAGAATGCTTCTCTCTCAATCTCTGGTGTTTACACAGCAGCAGATGATGGTGTATTGAATCCAAATACAGTTAAGATTATGCCAGGTGCAATTATTCCTGTAGCACGTAACGGTGGACCACAAGGTGAATCACTGAAACCATTACCACGTGCAGGTGACTTCAATGTATCTCAATTAATCATTAATGATATTGTAGCTAACATTAAGCGTATCTTACTTGATGAATCTTTACCACCTGATAACATGTCAGCACGATCAGCAACAGAAGTTGTAGAGCGTATGAAAGAGTTATCGCAAAACTTAGGTTCTGCATTTGGTAGACTGATTAATGAAACAATGATTCCTCTTGTTAGCAAGATGCTTCAAGTGATGGATGAGCGTGGTATAATATCCTTACCATTAAAAGTGAATGGACTTGAAGTTAAGATTAGTCCTGTTGCTCCACTTGCAATGGCACAAAATATGGATGACATACAGAATATATTACAGTATGCTCAAATTGCACAACAAGCTGGACCACAAGGTCAGATGACAATTAAAGTTGATGAAATGATGGATTACATTGCTGAGAAGCTTGGTGTACCTCAGAGATTGAGACCAACACCACAAGAGCGTATGATGATGCAACAGCAAATGGCACAGATGGCGCAACAAAATCCTGAAGCAGCGGCGGAGATGGTACAGCAAGCACAGGGGTAAACCATGGCTGGATGGGATGATTTAGAACAAGCATTACCGCTTGATATTAGAGATGTAGGTCAACAACGAGACGATGTAGATCGTCTCTGTCTTAGAGTATTTCAAAGTGAAGATGGACAGAAGCTGATAGAATGGTTACGCCATGCTGTCGTAGAGCAACCTGTTGCCTTGCCAGGTAGCGATCCTAGTTACGCATACTATCGTGAAGGACAAAATAGTATTGTAAGGGATATAGAAGCAAGGTTAATTAGAGCAAGGAAATTATAATGAGTGAAGCAATCGAGCCTAGTGCAGTTGAGGAAACTCAACAGTCGACTGGCCTACTCGATGGAGCAACTCCAGAGACCGAGGAAGCTAGTACCGACAATCCACAAGAAGTAGAAATAGATCATCGTGATCCAGCAGAGCTAAAAGCCAAAGAAGAATTTGCGCTTCAGCAATCAGGAGAAGATGATGAGCCGTTAGAAAGACCAGATTGGTGGCCTGAGAACTTTTGGAAAGCTGAAGACTCAGCACCTGATTTAGAAGGTATGGCAAAGTCTTGGAAAGATCTGCGTAAGCAAATCTCTCAAGGTAAACATAAGGCACCAGAAGATGGTAAGTATGATACATCTGCATTTGGAAACATTCCAGATGACGATCCAGTTCGTGGTCACGTGATGAATTGGGCAAAAGAATATCAAGTCAGTCAAGCTGCTCTTGATGATTTAGTTGGTCAAGTTGTTGAAATGGGATTGAGTAATGCCGCACAAGCAGAAGTCAATATCCAAGAAGAAATGAAACAACTCGGTCCTAACGCTGATGCACGAATTAACGGAATGGTTAAGTGGGCTTCAGGCTTAGTAAACAAAGGTGTATGGTCTAAAGATGACTTTGCAGAGTTTAAAGTCATGGGTGGTACTGCAAAAGGTATTGCTGCATTAGAAAAACTTAGAGCATCATACGAAGGTAGACTTCCTGTTGAAGCTACTCCAGTAGAAGGTGCGCCATCTAAAGATGAGTTGTACGAGATGGTTAAAGATCCTAGGTATCAAACAGACGCATCTTATCGAGCTAAGGTAGAAAGAGCCTTTCAGCAAAACTTCAGTTAGTCAAGTATCTTGCAAAACCGCCTCATTTGTGCTATATTATCGAGTGAGGCATATTGCATTTCTATATTCGCAACCCTTAAATACAAGTAGTCTTGTCGAGTGGCTATCGTAAATAGCAAGCACTGGCCCAGGTTTCACTGGCATACCACAGCGATTAATACTTTTTTTATTAATTACTAAGGAGTCTCAAATGGCTATTGGATTATCTAATGCTTTTGTTACCCTTTTTGATGCCGAAGTTAAACAGGCTTATCAGGCTAAAGCACAGCTTGTAGGTGCAACTAGACAAAGACGCGGCGTTGAGGGTTCAACAGCAAAATTCCCGAAAGCGGGTAAAGGCGTAGCTACACTACGTATTCCACAAACAGACGTAACACCATTGAATGTGGATTTTTCACAAGTAACAGCAACATTAGAAGATTGGAATGCAGCAGAATATTCTGACATCTTCATGCAACAAAAAGTTAACTTTGACGAAAGACAAGAATTAGTACAAGTTGTTTCTAATGCTATCGGTCGTCGTCAAGATCAGCTTATTATTGATGCATTAACAGCATCTTCAACTTCATTAACCGTAGGTAATGACATTGGTGGTACAGACACTAACCTTAACTTAGACAAGCTTTTAGCTGCTAAGAAAGCGTTAGATGCTGGTAACGTACCTCCATCAGACAGACATATGGTTATTCACGCTAACAACTTATCAGCTTTATTAGGCGAAACAGAAGTAACATCATCTGACTTTGCTTCAGTTAAAGCTTTAGTTAATGGCGAAATCAACACATTCTTAGGCTTCAACTTCCACGTTCTTGGTGACCGTGCTGAAGGTGGCTTAACTGTTGATGGTTCTTCAGACAGAACAATCTGGGCATTCCATAAAGATGCTCTTGGTTATGCTGAAGGTATGGGTCCTAAAACAGAAATCAACTACGTACCAGAGAAAACATCGTTCTTAGTGAACTCAATGTTCTCAGCTGGCGCAGTAGCGATTGATGCTGAAGGTATTGTTCAAATCACATGTCGTGAAGCTTAAGGAGAATAATTAATGGCTTATAATAAAGACAATCTACAACCAATAGGTGGTCAGGCTAAAGCTGGTAATGCTCCTCAAATGTGGAGCTATACAGCACCTGGCACTGATACACTTGCTGATATTAATACAACAGCTTACTTCAATGACGCACACAGCGTATTGAAAGTGGGCGACTTAATTTACTTATGGGACGTTTCTGTTCCTACAGCATCTTTAGTCGTTGTACTTTCTAACGCTTCTGGCGTAGTTGACGTATCTGATGGTACAGCACTATCAGTTGCAGACGCTGACTAAGTAGTTTAATGCGGATAAGGTAGGTACTTCGGTGCCTACCTATTTGCACATTTAAAGGAAACAAAATGGCTACAGGTGATACCGATATTAAAATATGTTCCGATTCATTGTTAATGCTTGGAGCTAATCCTATATCATCATTTACAGAAGGTACCGATGAATCAAATATATGTGATCGACTCTATCCAGATATTAAGATTAAAACTATCGCATCATATCCTTGGTCATTCTCATTCAAAAAGGTACAACTAGCGCGGCTAGTCACGACACCTACTACTGAATACAAATACGAATATCAATTACCATCAGACATGATAGGGACACCAAACGCCTTATATGATACTGACAAGGTAGGATCTCCAAGACGAAGAGAGTATCGATTACTTGGTAACAAAATATTAACAGATTACGAAGCAGTTTATATTGATTATCAATACAATGCACCAGAGTATGCATTACCACATTACTTTGTACAATTACTTAAATATCAATTAGCATGGCACCTTGCAATGCCAATCACAGATCAGGCTGATAAATCTCAATACTGGAAAGTTGTTGCAGAAGGTAATCCAGGTGAGAATGGTCGTGGTGGATATATGAGACAAGCTATGAACATTGATGGCCAAGGCAAACCAACCAACGCAATACAAGACTTCTCATTAATTAACGTGAGGTACTAATGGCTCGATTTGTTAGCATACAAACGAACTTTACAACAGGTGAGTTAGATCCTCTTGTACGCGCACGTGTAGATTTAAAAGCATATGAGAATGCATTAGAGACTGCAAAGAATGTTATCTGTCAACCACAAGGTGGTGTAACAAGAAGACCAGGTAGTAAGTTTATCAATGAAATTGGTGGTAGCCCACAAGATGGTGTTCGATTAGTGCCATTTGAATTCTCTACCAATGATAGCTACATGTTATGTTTTACAACAGACCGCATGTACGTTTATAAAAACAATACATTAATTACAAACATTAATGCATCAGGCAATGATTATCTAGATACATCTACTTATGGATTAACTGGAGAACATTTAGGACATTTAAATTGGACTCAGTCAGCTGATACTTTAATTATGGTTGATGAACATACTCAGCCAGTAAAGATTGTTAGGGGTGCAAGTGATTCTGCTTGGACAATTAGTAACATTACATTTGACTCTATACCACAATATGCTTTCACATTATCTACGTCAAATCCAGCAGCGACGCTTACACCGTCAGATGTTTCTGGCAAGATCTCAGTTACCGCATCAGCAGGAGTATTTAACTCAGGACATGTCGGACAATACATCAACGCAGATCCGCAAGGACGAGCAAAAATAGTTAAATATGTTAGCTCTACAGTTGTTAATGTAGTGACTGAATTTCCTTTCTTTGATACATCGGCTATTGCATCAGGTGATTGGGAATTAGAAACAGGATATGAAGATGTATGGTCAGCAACAAAAGGATGGCCACGATCAGTCACATTTCATCAAGGTCGATTATTCTTTGGTGGTAGTCAATCTAGACCTTCTACAATTTGGGGATCTAAAGTTGCATTATATTTTGACTTTGAAGCCGTGGAGGGACTAGATGACGATGCCGTTGAAGCTACTCTTGATACTAATACTTTTAATGCTATTGTTGACATTATCTCTGGTCGTGATTTGCAAGTATTTACGACGGGTGGTGAATTCGCGGTTCTTCAAGAAGGACTAACGCCAATCACTCCATCAAGTTTCTTTTTGTCTACTACATCTAGAAATGGCATGAAAGAAGGAATTAGAGTTAAACAGCTTGAATCTGGAGTTTTATTTGTGCAACGTCAAGGTAAAACATTATCTGAGATTGCATACTCTGATACACAATTAACCTACGTTACATCAAAGATTTCATTACTCGCTGGTCATTTACTCAAAGGCCCAAAACGCATGGACATACGTCGTGCAGTGGCTACAGATGAAAATGACTTATTACTTATTGTTAATGAAGATGATGGATCAATTGCTGCCTTTTCTCTTTTAAGAACACAGAATGTTATTGCGCCTAGTGAGTTTGTTACAGTAGGTGAATATGTAGACGTTGGTGTTGACATTACAGACATTTATACTGTAGTTAAAAGAGATGATAATGGAACAGATAAATACTATGTAGAAGTCTTTGATGAGAACATTTTAACAGACTCAGCCGTTACAGGTGGAGCTGTATCTAGTCTAGACGCATCACACATTGACGGACAAACCGTGAATGTATTAGTTGATGGTTATGTTGAAGAAGATCAGACAGCAGACAGTTCAGTCACATTTACTAACGCTGCGACTACATCTTGTGAAGTTGGATTACCTATCGAAGTAGAAGTAAAGACAATGCCAATTGATCTGAAACTACAAACAGGCACACGTATCGGTTTTAGAAAGCGTATTGTAGAAGTTAATGCGATTCTCTTAGAAACACAAAACATTGTAATTAATGGCAATCTAGTTCCAATTAGAAGATTGGGAGCTGGAGCCTTAGATTCATCTGTACCAGAATTTACCGGAACAAAGGTATTACATGGTATACTTGGGTATAGTAATGAAGGTCAGATTACTGTCACACAATCTGCACCACTAAAAATGACATTACTAGGATTAGAATATAAACTAGCAACACATCAAGGAACGTAATTATGGGATGGGAAGTAGCGTTATTAGCAGCTAGCACAGCTCTCAGTGTAGATCAAAGCATACAGCAAGGCAAATCACAAAAAGCAATGTATAAATTACAAAGCCTGCAAGCAGAAGCTGAAGGTGAGCGTAAAGCATTGCAGTATGAGCAAAGAGCCAACGATACATTACGTAACCTCAGACGATCTTTATCTGCGAACATGGCATCTCGATTTGCAGGAGGTGTAAGTGGGTTAGATGGATCAGCAAAATTGATTGATCAGATTAGTACACAAGAAGCAGCAAGAGATATGATGTTTGATGTATCTAATGCTAAGAATGCAATCTTAGGTGGACAAACACAAGCTGATATTTATGACGTATCTGGAAGCATTGCTCAACAATCTGGATTGCTAGACGCTGGCGTTAAGCTTGGTGAAGCTGCATATAAATATTACCAAGTCAGTGCAACGCCAACATCAACACCTAGCACAGCAACACCAGCTTATAATAAACCATATCCATCTATGTTAGAAAGTTAATATGGCACAAGATCCTAAACAGTACAGAAGTCGTGGTTATACCTTAGAGAGCCAAACTCCACTCAGGTTTACATCTCTGCAAGAGGCGACACGAGCCTCACAAACCTTATCAGCACGTTTAGATAGAATCTCTGACTTTGCATTTGAGAAGATGACACAAGAGGCTGAGCGTAAAGGTAAGATGTTTGGCGTACAAAACAGACCAACTTTAGAACAAATATCTATTGCAGTACAAAATGATCAAGACATCAACGAACTACTTGCTGAACCAGGTACTGTACAAGGTGATGCTGCACGAGCTGTACAAGCACAAATGCTTAAACAAGATTTATTGAATGATTTAACTGCAAGATTCTCAGACATTGATCAACAAATTGAAGCAGGCATGTTAAGTAAATCTGATGTGATTACTGAAATGAATGCGGCTATTGAAGGCTATTCTAGAATCATAGGCCAAGTGGATCCTGACCAAGAGTTAAAGTTTAGAGCATCAGCTTCTACTGTAGGATTCCAAAGCGTTGCAAAAGCAAATGCTTATGAAATCAAACAACGCAAGATTCAGCATGCAGATATGTCAGGTCAATTATTAGATCGTTTAGATGATTATGTACAAACAGTTGTGACGAATGACCAAAATCCAGCAAGCTTAAAAGCAACACTATTAGAGCGTGAAGCACAAGCACAACAGTTCTTCTCTCAAGACCAAGACACATACTTTGATAATATGACGAAGTATAGAGAAGTAGAAAAGAAAGCAGTGATGAATCATATTGCTAAAGAGATTGCATCCAAAGGAACGATCATTGAATTTGGCAGAGGCAATGTCGATGAGTTTCTACCATTGCTTGTTGCTGAAAGTTTAAACACAGATGATGATCGTAAAGCAATTATGAAGATTGCGTTAGACCAAGAGGATAGTTTAAATAAAGCTTTAGATACTGAGAAGAAAACTAAGCAGCTATTAACACAAGATTTTATGACTGACTTATATATTAAGTTTAAACGTAATGATTTAACAGCAGAAGAATATATTGACCAGGCAAGAGCTAAAGGTATTCCATTAAGCAATGCTGCCATCAATGAAGTTATGAATAATCAAATGCCATCTCTTGATCAAGAGAATAACTATGGCAC